TTTGAATCCCTTTCACTTTTCAAACTTTCCCTTTCGGGTATCGTGCTCTTAGTTTCGGTAAAAAGCAACCTCTTAGTTTTTTGTTTGCCTTAAGAAAACCCGGTGTTTGAATCCCTTTCACTTTTCAAACTTTCCTTTTGGAGGAGGTTTCTTATTCTTAGTTTTGGTAAAGAATAACCTTGTTTCCTTTTGGAATTACAAAGATACGGCAAATACTGATAGGTTGTATATTTCATTAACACCATTTAAGAAATAAATCTCATTCAGTTATTCTGTTAACTAACTGTTAACATTTGGGGGCTTTTACACCCCCTCTGTTATCACTCGTTAACAATACGCTCAAACCCTCGTGTGCGTCCGATACCTGCGACGGTTTTTCCGTTCGCTGCGCGCTGCCACCCTTGTACTTTAGACATGATAGCGGCTATCTCGCGGCTCTCCTTAGTTGTTACGCGCCCTACCTCCATCTCGAACACATCTGTAGCGATTTGCATAATAGATACGAAGTCCATCTTTTTCAGTGTAAAGTCTTCCGGGTCTATCTTTGATGCGTCGTACTCCCTAAAGTACATGCGCCTTTCGTTCACAAACATTCGTTTCCAATCCGAGGGCACAAGCATATTCAAATACGCCTCTACTGATGCGGTACGGGGGTCTGCCTCAAAATGCTCTTCGCGTTCTCTCGCGGCGATTTCCTCGGCCTCGCGAGATAGCAGCGTACTTACTTTACGGAAATACATTTGGACTGCCTCGGCCCAAAGCTGGTCTACATAATCGTCAAAGCCCTTTTCAAAGATAAGGTGCGTATTGGCGTTCGCCTTAACCTTCACGGGCAAGAAGCGTCTGCCTCCCGTATCGTCCTTTAGAAATTCGTCCCGGTTGGTCGTACCTATAAAGATACACTGCCTGGGAAAGTTTTTGGTAACGCGCCCGTATGCCGGTCTAAAGCTGTCCTCCGTTTTAGAAATAAAGTTTTTCACGCCCTCAACTTCTGAACGTCTCATTGCTGACAATTCGGCTACCTCCAATATCCAGTTACCCTGCAACTGTTCAAACGCTCCCTTACCGTCCATGCTTGAAAGGCTGTCGGAGAACCACTGTTTACCCAGTTTGCGAATAAATGTGCTCTTTCCTGCTCCCTGCTCGGACTGTAACACTAACATGCTGTCGAACTTGCAGCCCTTTTGGAATATACGCTTAACCGCGCCCACCATAGTGATACGGAATGCTTCTCGGGTGTATATGTTATCTTCCGCGCCCATGATGTGAATTAAAGCCTTATCAACTCTTTCGATACAGTCCCATTTTAACTTGGTTAGATATTCCTGCACGGGGTGGAATGAGTTCATTTCCGCGGACAACGCTATAGCATCGTCTATCTTTGCGCTATTCGATATGCCGTAAACGTCCTCGATGTGTTTACGTACGCCCGAATAATCCACGTCCTGGAAGTCCAAAGAAGTATCTTTCGCGCGCCATAGAGGTACGCGTGTAACAACCCGGCGTTCCTTAAATAGGTCTCGTGCAATAAGCCCCTTTAAATTAGGGTCATACTTCATTATCAAACCGAGGTTCTTCGCTGATGGTAGGTAAGCGCCGCGCTTGTCCGTTTCGAGTTTCGCCATCGCGTCCTCGTATGTAGTTGCTACGTCGCTGTCCGTCGCTTCCTCTACTTCTATAACGTCGTCGAAATCGTCCATTACTTCGCCAGCCTTAACCGCCAGCATCCGGGCACGTGCCGCAGCTACCTTTGCATCCTTGTTTACAAGTTCGTTCATGGCTTCGGTTGAGTTCTTTCTGTCCGAGCCCTTGTCCAGCTTACCGAACTTGTGTACACGTACAAGGTCGTAGGCATTGAACACATGGTTGCCTTGTATCGGGTCATTATTGTGGAATGAGTAGGCAAACATATCGTTAAAGGTAAGCATACCGCCCGAAGTCGAGCCGCCCGTATAAGTCCATCTATCATCCTGCTCGGTCGGTTCGTAAACGTCCGGTAGGTATTCCGCGATAGCCTCGCTAATCGTGTAGGCTCGGCAAAAGTCACCTACATTACCCTCCTTTAATGTTGGGTCTTGTTGTTCCTTGGCGAGCGTCCGGGCTTCGCCCTTCTCGTCCTTGTGGTACGCCCATTCGGTTGTATCGCTCCAATCGTCGTACATACCCAAATACTTTTGAACGTCCAAAGGGTTTTCGTTGAACGCAGAATAATCTATAAACTCATACTCTACGTCTTTGGAAACCGACGGAAAGAACATGCAGCGCTCGGGCTGGAACGTAGTTCTGTCGTACAAGTCGATACCCGTCAACTCGGCAACCTTTCGGGCGATGGCTTCGTATTGCTCCCCGTCCACGGGTTCGGACAACGGAATGATAACACGGTAACGAAGCGTATTTGCCTTCGGGTTGTGCTTGTGCGTCCCGTGAATGATACACGCACAATTAATAACAGAGTAGAACATTTCGGGAAAGTTCTTTTCCCCGTAGTCAATGTCAAGCGCCAAAATGGAACGCTCCCCGACATTGTTTTTGTTTCTACGGCTACCGAACAACTCGCCGCCCATGAATGCGCCTACGTCTTTAATACTACCCTGCTCGGCTTTGCTCGCGCTTATAAACTCCCGGTACGTCTCATCCGTAACCGTAGCTTTCGCTAACTTCTCGGTCAACTCGTCCCATGAGTATGAGCGGTTTTTCCATGAAGTAGACTTTGCGCTGCTCGCTGTAGCAATTTTAAAAGTCATCTTTCTTAAATCCATACTTAATCTTTTTTGTAATATTCAGTAATATAACCTGCTGCTCTTAATGGTATGCCCTTTGCCCAACTCGGGGCGTCGCACATGGCATCGCTCATTATTTGCAGCGTCTTTTCTTCGTTCCCATCTTTCGGTATCTCGGCGGCAATCTCATCATGCACATGCAGCACAATATTAAAGCCTAAATCGAATACCTTAAAAATCGCATTCGCCAGCAAGTCACGGGCTATAGCCTGCACGACGTTCTCGGTTAGCTTGCCTCCGTAGGTGTTTAGCTTAACCCATTTCCCGGAGGTTTGGTCTTGGCCCATGTAGGATATATCCTCAACCTCAAACGAGCCGTTAACGCCCTCGATAGTACGTTTTCCCATTCTTGCAGACGGGTAGAACAGCTTCCTACCGCTCGGTAGTTCGATAGTCATTGCGCCGCTCTCATATCGAAAAATAATACTCGAAACATCGTCTATCCTATAAACTTGTTCGCGTCTCGTTCCGATACATCTTTTAGCGCAATCTTCAAGCGAACGCCACAAAGATACTACTTTTTTATTAGCTTCTCTCCATTTTGACAATATTTGAGGTTTTTCTTCTTCTGTTAACGCTTTCTTAATATCCATTGTTGTAAGCGCGTTGACACCGCCCCCATACCCCAATGCAAGCTCGGCAACCTTCCCTCGCTGCCTTAAGTCGTCGCCCTTGTGTACCGGGACACCGAACATTTTAGAGGCGGAAGCGCAATATATATCCGCTTTCGGGTCGTTAAATAAGTCTAAACGCCATTGCTCGTTTGCAACCCATGCGATTACTCGGGCTTCAATCGCCGAGAAGTCAGCTACAGCGAACGTGTACCCTTCGGGGGCGATAAACGCGGTACGTATAAGCTGCGATAGTATATGCGTAGGTTTGTCGTATATAACTTCCATCATATCCAAATCGTGCATCTTTGCCAAGTCTCGCGCACCGTCCAGGTCTTCGATGTGGTTCTGGGGTAGGTTCTGTAACTGAACCAAGCGCCCAGCCCATCGGCCGGTACGGCTCGCACCGTAGTAACGGAAAAGCCCCCTGATACGGTTGCCCCGTCCAGCGCTTGCAAGTATTGCGGTGTACTTGGCATTCGACGTTTTGCCTATCTCCCTGCGTAGGTTGATAACATCTAACACTGCTTGCTTATCCACGTCGGTAACGTTTTTAAGGCCCTCTATGGTCTTTATAACTTCCTCGGTGCTATTCTTATTGAGTGAATCAATAACCACGCCCGTACGCTCTTTAATGAAGCCCTTAAGCTGCGGCATGGACTTTAAAGAACTTAACCCGAATTCTTTTTCGGCTTTTTCAGTAAGACGTGCCTTATATTCTTCGTCCATATCTTGCGCGGCGTGTGCTAAATCAAGGTCTGCCAATATGCCATAATCGTTTATTCGTTGGTCAGCTGCATAAATTCGTTGCTCTTCTTCCGGGAATTCAAACCGGGACAACTTACCGAATATTTCCTTTTCTGAAAGCACATCATAACGTAGGTAATCTATGAACTCCTCCCAGTCCTCGGGGGCGTGTTCCGGCAGATTGCGTGTGCGACCTCCGTTCGTTTTGGTAGGTTTGCAAGGAATAGAAAAATAACGGATAAGGTTTTTGCCCGTGCCCTTCTTCTTGTCGTCAAGGTTTAGAATATTAGATACCTTTTCCAATGATGCGGGCATACCGCAATATAACGACATGTTAGCCGTACAGAAAAAACGCATGGGGCTTATGTCAAACCCATATTCACGCAAACAGATGCGCTCAAACGTAGCGTTGTGCGCGACTATTACAATGTCCTCGTTGTTCTTTACATACTCGAACAAATCGTAAAACTCGGTCAGCCCCCCGGGCTTTGTTAGGTCAATTATTGTAACGTCCGTATCGGTGTCCCACATGTAGCCGCAAAGGAGAATCTCGAAATTCTCGTCCTCACAGTATTTATAGTTACCAGCGCTTTTAATGTCCGTTTCGGAATACGTTTCAAAGTCAATAAACAGATGTCTCATAACTCATTGTTTTAATTGTTAATACTATTATAACGGCAAAGGTATGACAATGTTTTTAATAAACAAGAAGAAAGGCTACTAATTGCATTTATTTAACAATTAGTAGCCTTTTAACTTAATCGGCAAAAATAGGCGAGTAGAAGATAAATCCGCGCTTCTCGTTCAGAATAACGTATGTCTGTTGCGGTTCTTCGTATGCCAGCCCGTGACCCATTGCGAACGCGTCGAAGCCCTTCAAAGAGCCGTTAACACAAACCTCTTTAGTATATACCATTTGGTGATAATGTCCCAAAAAGGCTTTATCAATCTTTATCGTTTGGTTCATTTTAGCGTACCAGCGCATCATTGACGGGTAAATGCCCCCGATACCCCCAGCCGTGCGGAATTGATGCCCGTGTGCGAACAATATTTTTTTGCCGTACACGTCGATATAGGCGAATTCACTTTCCGGGATAATGAAGCTAAATTTGGTCAGCCCCATAAGCGTTAAGGTGTGTTCGATGTCCTTGTAGAGGAAATATTCGTAGTTCATCTCGAAACCGTTGCTAAATTGCATCTTTTTTGTAGTTCTTGAATGGTTTCCGCAAATACCTATGACGGTTATTTTTTCAAGTTCTGGCAGTTGGTCATGTAAATACTTAAGCCCGGAAATAATTAGGTTCTTAACAAAGCTAACACCGCGCATAGGGGGCATGCTATTTGTTTGTTCGAGTTCGGGGTGGATATAGCCGCCTATCATATCGCCAATCAAACCGATAACCAAGTTGTCCACGGGCTTTTTCTTAATCATATAGGCAGCATTCGCAAAGAAATTAGTGATACGCTTTTCTGCGATATCCTTGTTATACTCGTTTTTGCCCAATACTGTAGATGCCTTTACTACTTCGTCGGCATGCCAGTCTGATGCAATAAGAAACCCAGTGTTTCCATCGTCGAGTGATGTCTTTTTCTTCGGTGTGATGTGCACCAGTTCGACGGGCGGCGCGTCCTTCTTCAAACCGATAATACCCTTTAGCTCTTCCTCGTTGTAATAGCTTTTAAGCTCCTCTATCAACGGGTCGGCTTCAACAATGGGTTGTTGTACATCCACAACTGTTTTGCCCTCACGGGCTGCCCAGTATGCCTTGTTGACCTTATTATACTTTTTCAACGGTTTTCCCGTTAACTTTGAAATTCTAACACCTTCTGCGTTTACGTACGAATCGTATTTTCCCATTTTTGCTTTTTATTTTCGGGCGGCATTACACCGCCCGGTTATTAATCTGTTTAATTGGATTGTTAGTTAAATAAATCGTCATTCTCGTCTTCAAAGTCGAAATCGTCAATGCTCGTACCGCCGTCAAGTCTTTCGTCGTCTCTGGTCTTCTGCACACCGTTCAAACCTACACCGATACCGTATCTCCCGGTAAACTCATAAGGATAGAAAGATACGGCTACGTTGCCCCAAGAACCACTATAAACCTCGTTCGGGTCTGTGATGTACTGTTTTCTGCCGTCGATTACGATAGGCGCGCCTTGCTTCTCCTTACGCTTTGCGTTGATAAAGTAGCAACCTTGATACTCCGCACCGTCTTTCTCGGCATCCCCATCTCTTAATGGGTTAGTCCATACCTTCGGGTCTTTGCCGTTCAACTTCGGATATCGCGCCTTAAGAGCTGAAAACTCGGCTTCAATAGCTGCCTTAATCTTTGGAACTTCCGGACTATCCTTTGGAATCAATAAACATACACTGTAACTTGCTTCTCCTTGTCCGTTGACTTGTTGCGCTTCAAACAATCTAACATAACTCAATCTCACGTTCTTAATCATTGCTTTCATATTCTACAATTTTTGTTTTTGCCCTCTAATCGGTTCGGGCGTTCCGTTTTTAATTTGGTGTTGCAAAGATAACAAATAAATCAATAAGTTGTTTATTCTGTTAACCTTGTTTATTCTGTTAACCTTGTTTAACTTTAAAAGTTTTTGGTGCTATCGAAATAGCATAATCTAAGTCTCTTTGGCCCGCCATACATATGATATACTCTGGGCTCTTCTTTCCGTATGCCCTAAGGCTATACACGTATGTTTTATGGCCATACTCTTCTAACTTTCTAATAGCTTTAATCTCGTCCGTGCTGAGCCCCTTTATAGCTACCAAAAGATTTTGCATATCTGTAGAGGTTCTTTCAAGTTCTTTCTTACTCCAGGTGCGGAATTGCTTTTTACTCCAAAACTTGGTTCTTTTTTGAATCTCTTTCTCTGTTAAAATACCATTGTTACTTTTCATATCGTTCTGTTTTTAAATTGATAGTGCAAATATAACGCTTTATCCGATAGGTTGGTTCTTTCGTTAACATCTTTTATGAATTTAATTCCTCGAAGTCATCAATAGTAGGGCTTAACTCCTCGCGCTTATCGCTTTCCGGGGCTAACGTTGGCAGTCCTTGCGGCTTGACTATCAGTCCGTCAAGCGTAGCGGCGAGCAGCTTTTTACCAACCAGGCGTTCAAGGTCTCCAATACCTTTCAGTTTGCGGTTAGTTACGTCCTCGGTAGATAACCCGATAGCCTTTAGCCGCTCTATGGCTGTTTCCGCGTCGTTTATGACACGTACCGACCTTCCCTCTACGAGCTTCCACCCCTTGACCTTTTCGCCCCGTGTAGCGGCTTGCATTGCGAAAGTCTTGACCGATGCCAGCCAGTCGGTGAACATATCAGACTTGCTTAATATATCGCCTATCTCATCGAGCGTTAACGCCTTTGTGTCTCCGTAGGTCTCGAACTCGTTAACTAAGGCATCTTTCTGTGCCCTGCACTGTGCTTTGAACTTGCAGAACTTACAATGACTACCTACTTTGGTTTCCCCTTGTCCTGCCCATGCCTTTTCAGCAGTGGGACGCAGCACATGTATCGCCCAGTGGGTCAAATCGCGCGCGGACATCTCGAATACCGAGTAATTGCCTAACCGTACTTGCGCGATGTGCATACGTACCTTTTCAATCTTTGCGCGGTGCGATGGTTCTAATGAGTTAAGCACTCCAATAGCGTACATCATTAACTGACTGTTTCCGTTGGCATCTACTTGTACGCCCTTACCGTATTTTAGGTCTATGATGTTTAGAACTGTCTCGCCTACTATGTCGCAGTCACAGCTACCAAAACACTCGGGTACGTATGTGGTTAGGTCAAACTTCCGTTCTATACTCATTTTAGCGCCTTCCTCCAACTCGTATATGTCGCACACGTAGCACACGTAATCCGTTACGTAGTGTTCCATCTCTGAACTGTAATATTTGTTGTTGCGTATCTCATCGGGTACGGGCAATTCATCCAATAACGGTAGGTATTCCCCGGCTAAATACTTTTCTATTGCGTGCTCTGCTAACTCATGCGCTACCGTTCCCTCTTCCGTTGCCGAGCTACTCGTGCTCTCATACGGTTCTTCTAATCGCGCGGATGGTGTGCAGTTAAGCCAGCGGTGCGAGCTGCTCGGAGAAAGCAGGGCGTGCGCCCTACTTGTGTGGTCTACTTGTACTTTCATTCTTTTTAATCGTTGTAGGTTTCGATACGTTGCTTCAACAGCTCGTACTTCTCGGGCTTGATACGCATAAGGGATGCACCGCCGAACTCCAGCATGATATCCGTTAATTGCGGACGGGTGATTTTCCCGGACTTCATTAAGTCAATCATAAACGCCTGCATGTCCTTTGCCGTTAGGGGCTTGTTTGAGGCTTTTTCCGGGGCTTTCTCCTCTTCGGTGGGTGCTTGTACGGGTTCGGGTTCAATCGTCGCTTGTGGGGCTTCCTTTACGGTCTTTGGCTTTGCTACATTTTCGGGCTTTGGCTTTGCTACATTTTCGGGCTTTGGCTTTGCTACATTTTCGGGCTTTGGCTTTGCTACATTTTCGGGCTTTGGCTTTGCTACATTTTCGGGCTTTACGGGCTTCCCGAGCTTTCTCATTTCCTTTTCAATCTCTGCAATAACGTCGGTAATTGTTTCCTCTGCGATAGCTGTCGCTGTGGCTTCGGGATTTGCTTCCTTCTTCACTTCTTGAACGGGTGCAGCGGTCTGCGTCGGTTCGCTAAACGTCGGTACGCTTGTACTGGTTACGGGGCTCTCTGTAGGCGCTGCCATAGCCTTAAGGGGTGCGCTTCCGAATAGACGGGCCATTAGGTCATTTACAAATTCTACCTCTTGTGCGTTTGTAACGTCAAAATCAATTGTTAACGGTGTAATCTTCATTTTCTCTTCTTTTTATATGGTGAATAACTAATTTATGCTTCTTTGATTTGTTCGGCTTCCAAAATGGCTTGTGCAACCTTTGCCACCGTCTCATTATAGAACTCGTCCCACTCGTCACAGTAGATATACATATCTTCCACGTCTACCGGGTATTTCGTTCCTTCCTTTGTAGAGACGTAGTAGGGGAGTATAAACCCTTCAAACGTTGGCATTTCCTGCACCGCGTCAATAACTTGGTATTTGTTCTTTCTTGCACTTGCCTGCACTTGCCTGCAAATGCTTTTTCACTTCGTCGATAATAAACTTTTGCTCTTTCATAACTTTATCTTTTTAAATTGTTGATGCAAATATAACGCTTTTGCAAATACGTTGGTCCACTTGCTAACCTTATTTAGGAAAATAGCCTCCATAAGGTTCTGCATGTGCTCGTAGCCCATACCGTTGTATTGGTATGCCTCAAATCTCCCGTTATGGCGTACCTCTGAAAAAGTATCGCTATACTCGTTGCCTGCCTCGTCTATAAATACCAAAACGTGGCTTTTCATCTCGAACTGACCCGCGGTCAGCGTTTCCCTAAAAATTAAATCTATTGCTTTCATACTTCGCTTCGTTTTATACGTTAATAACAAATCTACGTTCTTACTTGTTCACGGCTATTTCCAGTTTAATGTCTTGGTGACCTCTTTTCTTTTTAAAAAACTATTCGGTGTTTGAATCCCTTTCACTTTTCAAACTTTCCCTTTCGGGTATCGTGCTCTTAGTTTTGGTAAAGAGCAACCTTGTTTCCTTTTGACATTGCAAATATATGGCAAATATCAATAGGTCGTATCTCTTTTTGTGCTAATAAACCTTAATCAAAAGTGAAAAGATGTAAAGAAATAGACCGTGTAGGCTAAAGTGCTGATAATCAGGGATGAACATTACACATGCACAGGCACACACATGTTTTTATAAACTTTCATTTCGGATATAGTGGTTTTTACAGCTCGTTCTATAGTGGTAAATGCTATTTTCTCCAGGATAATGTTTTACCCCCTTTTTACTGTGCATACTGTGCATTTACATATAATATATTATAATATAGAGAGTTAGAGTGCACAAAGACCTGCACATACCTACTTTTCTACTGTGCAGGCTGTGGTTAACGAATGTAAACGAAAAATGGAGAACTGTTAACAGCCCTCCATTTTCTAATTATTTTATCTTCACCGCTATGTCTATATCTATCTTTGATTTGGGGTTCTTGTTTGATATGTCGTGCTCTATAGCCTTGACCCCCCATCTGAAAAACAAGAATTTCTTCTTTCGTACTGTGATAACACCCGTTATCGTGTCTCTACCTTGGTAGATAAGTTCCGTACTGTCTTGCTTAACCCTCGCTTGTATCGTGTTCCATGCGTCCCGGTATTCCGCTATCAGCTCGCCGGCTACCGTATCGGTACGCACAACTTCCTTTATTACTGTCTTGGTGACGGTACGGGTGGCGGAAAGCGCGTCCTTCACCCGGACATTAAGCGCGTCCACCTCTTTATATAGGTCTGCGTTCGTTTTCTTTAGCTCCTTGTGCGACATCTCTAAAGCTTTACACTTCACCGCCGCGTCTCCGAGCTTTGTTTTGTACTCTATCTGCACGTCGTTCATCGCCTCAACGTTACGTTCTAAACGTCCTATTTCGGCCCTTTGCTTCCTTATGGTGTCTACCATCTTGGTTACCGCACCAAACAGCACCATAAGGACTGCAAAGCCTATAATTGTCTTCTGTAATTTATTCATAGCGTATCGCATTAATACGGCTCATCCACCCCTTTCGGAACTTCTCGTTTTTAGGTCTCGCCTTGCATATCTCGTCGATGAACTTTGCCCTATCATCTTTAATCATTTTAAAGAGCGTAGCCGCGTCCATAGCGTTAAGGGCTGCAATGGTCTGCTTACCTACGATACCGTCCGCTTTCACGCCCAAAAGACGTTGTGGGCGCTTTATACCGTGCGAACCCGAAGCCCAAACCCAATCAACCAAGATATTAGCTACCGACTGACTTTTAATCTCATCGGCTTTCCACCTATCCCAGTACAAGGACTTGAATACATCGTGCCATTCGGCATCAGATATGTTTTTCAAGTCGGTAACGGTTGGGGCTTTTTGCCCCTTCCGCTTCTTGTATTCGGTGAATGTGCCTATAGTGATACCTTTGTTGGTTGCGCCCCCTAAGTCATCAGGGTCATTAACGAAACCGCCCTCCCACTGTAGAATGAACGGTATTAACTTACTGCTGTTCGCCATCTTCTTTCTCCTTTTCTTCTAAGGGTATTTCAAATTCGCCGTCCTTAATCTTTTTCTTAAGTTGGAAATACTTGCTATTCGCTATGCTGTTTAGCACCTTTACGAATTCATTTCCCGGCTGCACTACCCTAAGGTTTCTCGTTATGTTACGCGCGTATATAATAAGGAATATACCCGTGAGTGTCTTAACTAAAAGCTGATAATCTATCCCCGGCTCTAACATATCGCATGTGAGCGCCACAAAGAATAGAATTGCATTCGTTAGAAACAACTCCTTAACCGCCTGCATGGTCTTTTTGTGCTTGTAGGGCTGTCCCTTTGCCCTATCTGCCAAATAACCCACCAGCCAGTTCAACGCGGTAACGATAACCACTAAAAATATAAAGTCCCGTATATCCGTAACTACTGCCAGAACGGTAACAGCAAAGAACGTGCGGAAATAGGTCTCTAATTGTTCTATCACTTGATTAACCCTATACGGGTGTTCGATACTGTACATGCCTTTATAAACCCGTCCGCCTTCATTTGGCAAATCAACGGCTCTATAAAAAGGTCTGCTTTGCCCCGTTCGGCTTCAAACCTCTTAACCTTGCTTGTATCTGGAACGACTACCGAGCCGCCGTATGTCTGAATCTTCATACCCGTGCTCGTACTGTTTTGGTCTGCTATCTGCAAATACCGCGCAAACGCGTAGTAGCAAATAACCTTTTCAAGTCCTGCGAAGTTAGACCCGTCCGGGATATATTTCCCGGGGACAGCATCATACATGCTGCCAACCTGGGGTAATATATCGAGTAGGTCTGCCTCAAAGAACGCCTTTTCTATCTTGTTGTCCTTAACGTCCGTTGCTATTTCAAACAACTGGCGGAACAACGCTATTGGGTATGCCATCTTCTTCTTCAAATTTATTATTAATTTCTGTAACCGACGGGTCAACCCCGAACACTTGGTACAGCTCGCGCGAAATGCGTTGACGTATCTTCTGCAAGCTATTGCGATAGACCTTTTGCAGCTCCTTTATAACCTCGCCCGAAGCATTAGAATAGGTCATTAGAGAGCTATCAATAAGGGGTAACGGAATGTTATATGCCGCTATCGCGATATCCTTTCTAAGGGGTTCTACATACGCCTTGTAAAGCTCCCTATCTATCGGGCTGCCTAACTGGTCAACTTTGATAAACGGCTTGTCCGTAGCTACGTTCTCGTCTCTTACAGTAAGAACTGAGCCGGCGTTCTCGCTTCCCATCATATCAGCCAGTGTATCTCTGAACTCCTGCTGTGCCTGCTCGGTCTCGAAATCGCCGTGTGATACAATACTACACATGTGGAAGCCCCTGCCCAAAGTACGGTTAACGTATTTGCCGTTCTTGTCCTCCGCGCCCATCTCGTTTCGTACCGAATGGAACGTGCTAAGGGGATACGGGCGCGTTGTTCCAAGGTTCACGTATAGTAGTTGCCCTTTATGGTTCTCAATACCTCCGCACTCCTCTACTTCTGCTGCAAAGTTATCCGGGTCAAAGGTCGGGTATACCGTGGAGTTCTGCGCACTGCTTGTTGCTTTGACGTTCTGTCTGTCCCAATTATTGAAAACGCGCCATCTCTTTATGGCTGGGTCTTTCAAATAGTTGTCGTTCATCTCGGCACGGACATATTCAAACGGAACATTGTACACGTTTCGGGGCTTGTAACCTTCGGGTGTCAAACCATACTGTACTATCCAAGCCCAGCCCCTAAAACGTGCAACATCGTTTGCCGTAGCCTCTAAAACATCGTCCATGTTACAGCCGTTCCCGTTTGTTATTGCCGCGAAATCTTCGTTCTTGAACCCCTCGCAAATAATGTTCTCGGTCATTTTCTCGACCGCGGCTGTGGCTGTCTTGGAAGCGTATATAAGTTCGGCTATCTCCTGCGGATATAAGTTGCCGTCTCCGTAGTTGATAATCTTATCGCCCGTATTAGCGGACAACTTAAGCGCCTTTTCAACAACAAGCGCGAAACGTCTGTAACCTATCATAATTAAACCTCCTCTTTATTGATTTCTACGAAGCATTCCGCATAAGCTGGGTTTTCACGCATAAGCCGTTCCGCGATTTCGTCTGTCATGTTCGCGCTCTTATACACAACACCATCGACGTAATGCACGATACGCGCGCCGGGCTTCATTGCCCATCTGTAAACCACCTTAGTTAAATACTTCGTTTCGTACCACAAAGATAAATATTCCATATCCATGTGGCAATTTGGGTCAAGTTTTAGCCCGGTCATCGCGAAATACGCGTCCAACTTTTCCTGTAATGTTGCAACCTTCGGTTCGGCAACAACGGGTGCAGTGCTTTCGCCCTGCCCCGTAGTATTAGTTAATTCTTCTGCCATTTTCTTTTTGATTTATTATTTTGCTGGTGTAGATAACGCGTCATAATCTGCTCTACTCATATCATGAACTGTTGTCCCTACCTGCCAATCCTCAACGCCATAGGTGTAAGTTATATATGCGCCCGCGCTTGAATCCCCCGACATCTCGGTACAAACCAACGGAGCACCCAAACCATAAACGCGTACTACATCGCCATGGTCTACCGCAATAACGAGTTCTGCGCGCGCTGTCGGGCCTACGATACCCATAGGCACAGCGCTGCTTGCTAACGCATAAGCCCCGGAAAACATTTTGAACGTAATTGCCACATCATACGCCCCTGGCATAATGTCCTGTGACTTCAAACCTACCGTCACAACCAGGGAGTTGTTAATGCCCGTTATGTCCCAGCCTTTCGCCCCAGCTACCCGTGTTATGGTGGCAATCCCCGTAACGCCGACAACCGTAAAACTCGCAATATCAGAAGTGTTAATAAGCTTTGCCGATACGGGTCTACCTAAGTCTGCCCGTTCAGGTGCGCCGCAAGGCATAGCCAAGCTTGCCGCTATTTTTCCTATACATGCCATATTATTTTTCCTTTCCTTTTTAGTTAATTACTATCCTACTGCTGCTGCATACATCTCGTCGTAAGCGGGGATGCTTAAAACTAATTGGTCTTCTCCAATAACGTTTTCCGGGGTTTCCAGGGTAAACGAGAACCAGCCGCCGTTTTCGTGAGAGTTGTTATCGATAGCAGTTGCGGACAAACCGTAATACATACCGTAGACCCGCGGGTCAGTATCCCCGGCTGGCTTTACGCACACCACAAACTGGCCGTTCGTGAGAGCGCGAAGAATACCGCGTAACCCTATAGCGTATGTATTGGTTATAACTCCGCTAACCGTGTGCGCATATGCATTCGGCGCACCCTCGTTAACCTTTAGAGCGCTTGACACAACAAGCGAGCGCTTAACGGTGTCAATCCTATAAGCCTTAGCACCGGGGGCTATCGTAATACTCACGTTTGAATCATCGCCCACGGCGTAGTATGCTATGTCGGCCTTGTTAATAATAAACGCGCTAACTAAACCAGTCGCGCCAGTGTCGCAATCATAGGCTATTGCGCTTGTCAATTTTGAAATACATGCCATATCTTTAACCTCCTACTTTTGCTTTGATTTGACCTAATGCCGTTGCGTCGGCAAACCTAAAATAATCACCTGCAGAACCCTCGGGACATGCCAAAGTAATGGTAGCAAGCCCCGAATTGGCGTTGCTATCCCAATCTATGCCGGAACACTCTAATGGAGACGTGCACCCCATAACCATATTAGAACCGTCGTTGTATTCTGCCATTACGTAGAACTTTCCGGTAAGGAAAGAACGAAGCTTTGAATGCGCCCCAGTAACGGAACGTTGCAATTTGAACGATACGGAATAATTCATCTTTGCCGAAGCATCCATAGAAAGCATTGATGCCGTAACCTGGATGTTTTGCTTGTACCCTTCTACAAGGATAACGGTTGCACCGCTCGCAAAGGTCGCACCCTGCACTATCAGCTCGTTTACGTTAAACGTCGTATCCTCAGCGTGCATAATATATAGGTTTTTAACGCCTACCGGGTTGATGGTACACCCTACCGTAATGTTGCCGCTAAGCTTATTTAAACATTGTTTTCCCATATTATTTGAAATAAAAAAGGGGCTGGGTTAATATCCCAACCCCTTTAATCAGTAAATGATTTTATTTATTAACCTCCTCTTGCGGTCAACCACAGTTGCATCTTCTCGGGTGCTACCAACATAGCATCAGCCGCGAACAAAGTCTGTGAGTAATAGTTACGGCTCTTGGCATCCTGGATGAACGGAGCGATAACCGTACCAGCGCTTTCCAGTGCAATCTGAATGTTGTCCTTCGGGGTGAACGCGATAAACGCGGTGTCCAAACCATCAGCGGTAGCTGCATTAGAAACGTGTCTCAATTCGTTAATCTTGTAACCCTCGAAGTAATACACCGGGCGACCGTCTACGATGTCGGACTGTGCTACGCTGTTATCACGTGCCTGCAACAAGTTCTTGTACAAGCGCATAACGTTAGACGTAACGAAGAACTCCGAGTTGTCCAGTGTATCGGGGCGCTGTGCGTCGATAGCACCACGCAATGCAGCGAGAACACCGTTAGTGTCGAGAACCAAGACTTTCTCGGTCATTGTGCTGTCCTTGTACTGCTTGATAATACCGCCATTAGTGAAGATACCGTAACCCGTTGCTTCTGTCGTTACGTTACCGTCCAACCAAGCCAAACGAAGCAAGTCAGCCTCCAATACCTTCAATACCTCGGATTGAATAAAACCAGCCAATTCGGTTTCGGAGAAGTTGTCATCAAGGTTGATACCCTTTGCAACCATCCTACCCCACAAGCTTTGCAAGCAAATCTCAATAGGCAACTCGATAGGTGCGTGCTGGTAATACTTAACCTTGTCAGCTACACTATTATAGAAGTATTCACCGTTACAGCCTGCTGATTTACGCAAAGCCTTGTCGGCTGCTGTAAGGGAAACAACGGGCGTACCGTTCGGAATACCGTTCATTACTGTGATGCCTTGTGAGATTTCACCAGCAAGGCCGACGGTTAAAGAAATAACCTCGTTAAGTGAGTTGAGGTTCAGTTTGTTAAGGTCTGTAAATGTAAGAGCCATAATCTTTTGTTTTTTAGTTATTTGTTGTAGAATCTTTTAGCTGCTTCTGCTACAGCCTCTTTTGATAATTTTGTTTCTTTCTTCTTCGGCATGTTAACGGGCGGTACGCCGGGTTTCGCTGTCGCTCTGCTAAACTGTGCCGTCATAGCTTCCAGCGATGCGGTAAGTGCAGTAACCGAGGTTTCCAAAGCTGCCATACGGTTTGCAAACTCTTCGGGTACATCTGCGGTAACCGGGGCTTCGATTTCTACTTCGCTGTCCTCTACTTCCGCTTCTACCTTAGCTTCTACGCTTTCGATAACACCGTTTGCAATGGTGATAACCAATACACCGTCCTCAGCCTGCACTTCTACTTTGCCGTCCGGGTGAACGTTGCCTTCGCTATCGAAAACCTTGTCACCGATAGCCATTGTTTCGCCTGCCGCCTCAATCGTGATACTTGCACCGTCTACGGTTTCTACCGTCTCGGTTGCAAAGCTTGACTTCTTGAATAGCTCTGCGAAAGAACTAAAAAATTTGTTCATCTTCTTTTCGTTTTGATTATTAAATAAACTTGTGGTGGCTGCTGGAAGACCTACCAAATCACAGGAGTATAACTCAAAAAATTCGGTAACGTCCAGCACATCACCGTTTAATGTCTGATTGCATGCGCCTACCACCGAAATACCCAACATATCGGATTCGTTCTTTATCATCTCGGAGATGAATTTTACCTCCGACGGGTAGGCGGCTTGTAAGGCTTCGGATAATTCCAAATCGGCATAAGCTACGCCGTCCTCGTAGACGAAGTTAGTGAATTTCCCCAGATACCCGTCCAGCATATCCGCCCCGTTATGGGTGCGCCTGCAATGGATAGGCTTAAGATTGCCGAGCGTTACAACGCTTTGAACTGCGTTCTCCGTAATAACCAACGGAAACTCCTTGCCTTCGTATGTCCCGAAATTGGCAGTAACCCCGGCTTGGATAATTCTAAGTTTTCTAAATTTCATATAATTTGTTTTTTGTTGTAGCACGTGCAAAGATAGGCAGTATATAGTAAACTGCCATCTCTGTACGAGTTAATGGTTTAAAATGCTGCCAGCCCCTGGACTACCGAAACGTCGTTCTGTCCGTTGTTGATGTCCTGCACTGATACTACCGGGTTAGGCATGCTCATCACCGCATCGATAACCACCCCGGCGAGCTGGTTAATGCTTTCGCTCGATAACTTCATGCTCTCCGCTTGTTTCACTACGCGGTTTGCCTCGTAAAGCCCGGAAACCATACCGCCATCAGCGAACTTGTAAAGCCCCGATGTACCGAACGAGTTGCCGCCGTGTGCCTCGTTGAGCGCGGATAGTGCGTTAATCTCGGCGCTCGCTGTCTTCTTCATGATATAGACGTTCTCACCGCCTTCTGCCTCGAACACCTGCCCGTTATCGCCCCGGAACGTTACACCGCCTTGAGCATGGGAACGCCCGTATATCATACCGCCTTTCGCGTACTTCTTGACTGATGTGTTAATTTTCGTATCGGGGTCTTTCTGTTTCGCAATCGTAGCAACTTGTTTCATACCAAAGGCAATAATAACAGCGGCTTCCGCAATACCGAGTATGCCCTTAGTGGCGAGAGCTTTTGTTGCTCCTAAGTAAGTATTTATTGTCGCTTGAACAACCGCAAATGCTTTACCTACAGCGCTTTGCTCCCCTAACAGTGTTGACATTTGTCCTGCAAGACCTGCAGTCATTGTCAGTTCTGCGTTAACGCGCGCCCTGGTGTTCTCCTCCTTCGCCTTCTCATATTTGGCTTGTATCAACGCGGTGTCCGCGCCTATCTTCTCGGCGGCGGCAATCTCCTGCGCGTATTGCGCATCGAGTTGCATCTGCCGCATATCGAATTCGTTAGTAACTTCTGCCATCTTAAGCTCGTGAAGGTTCGCCGCGTCCATCGCTTCGCGCTCCCTCATTAAAGCGTCCTGCTCTTCTTTACGTTGCATCTCCAACTGCCGTATGCCTAAATTAAATTCGGCCTCCTTGTTGGCGTATTCCTGCTTTGAGATGAGACCCTGCTCTAATCTGTACTTTTCAAGCTTTAGACTTTCCTCGACGTATGCCTTTTCGTTTTCTAATTTTGTTCCGATTGTATCGTTTTCCAGTTCCTTAGCTTGCATTGAGAGGTTAAGAGCCGTTAACGCGGTTTCCATCTGCTTAATGGTAGCCTCTTGTAAAGCGCGCCTTTGGTTCTCCGCGTCTTGCGCTGCCTTTATTGCGGCTTGTGCTTTGGCGCTCTCTGCTGCCTTGTAAGCTGCTGCATTAGCTGCTATCTGTGCCTTTACGATGCCGCTCGCTTGGTTTTCCAGCTCTTTACGCTGCGCGATATAATCCGCTTGTCGTGCCTGTAGGTCTGCCAGTGCTTGCATCTCGGCGCGTCTGTCTTCCTTGCTTGTGTAGCTCAATTCGTTTTGCGCCTTGATTTGGTTATACTTCTGTTGCAACACGCCTATCTCGGCTTTTTCCATCTGATTGGAAATCGCGATAGCCTTTTGGGCTGCTGCGTTTCGTTCCTCCGCGGTCTTTAGCTGGTCGCCTACAATGGTACGTTGCGCTTCCAGTTCTCTGCGCATCGCCGACAACGTTACAAGGTTGTTTGTTTCTGCCTCATATATTGCAAGTTCTTGCTTTGTGAGCGATTTTGCCGCGTTCGTTGCCTTCGTCGTCTCCTCGGTAATAAGACCGATAGACGAAAGCAAGTTAACAACCTTTTCGCTCACCCACTCGAAAGCCTTTGCGACACCGCTCAACATGTTGGTGATGTCGTCGAGTATCCGGGAGAAAATAACCTCGAACGGAGCGAATGCCGCCTTTAGGTTTGCTGCCATCTCACTGTTGCGTTTCATCAGCTTTTCAACCGTGGATATGAGAACCAAGATAACCGACACAACTGCCAATATGGGGTTAGCTTTCAGCGTAGCGTTAAACACCTTTAGGGCGTTAACACCGCCCGAAAGGGAGGTAGCCATAGCCGCCGTAGCCCCGGAAAGCCCTTGTGTGCTGCCCATTGCTTCCTGTATGCTTTCTGCATAGTTACCTACGTTCCTACGGTTATCGCCTACCGCTTTTTCCATGTCCTTAAGCCTGTCGCTTATCTCCTTCGTCTCGGTCACAAGCTTCTGCCCCTCTTCCGTGTTGTTCCGGGTTGCCGCGCTCATTGCGTTTAGCTCCTTGGTGTTCTTCGCCAACTGTGCACGAAGCGCGTCTACGCTATCCTCCTGGCTGTTTAGGAGCGTCGTGTTCGTCTTGATGGCTTGGTTATTCTCCGATATGGAGGAATTAACGTCCAACAACTGCTTTTTCAAATCTATCTGAGCCTTTGCCGCATCGCCTACTGCCTTTTTATACTCGTCTTGTCCGATTGTCCCAGCCTTGTACGCCTTGCTTGCCTCGTCCAACTGCTTCTTCTCGTCCTTAAGTGCTGCCATTAGCTGGCCCTTTGTCTCGGCCAGTTCGACGGACTTTGCTATAAGAGCGTCCAGCCCGTCAAGGGCTGATGACGTATCAAACGAAAGGTCTAATAGAGTAACTTTTTCTGTTGCCATAATCCAAATTATTAATTTTTAACTGCGATTAACGTAACGTTCGCATTTCCTGTTGACACGTCCCAATTGCTTATCGTTCGGAGATAAAACCAGTAGTTAAGCTCACCTACGAAATAAAGCGCGTCGGACTTCATTTTCTGTATATCAAAATACGATAGGTTCATTTTAGCCGTCACCTGCCACCCGGGGGAGAAACGGTAGTAATGCCCTGCTATCGTTGCACGGTAACCGCTCGCACGGTTGAAATAGTTATCGGGTACGTACGAGCCTGCCAACCTAATCATAGAGGCGTACGGTCTTTGCGCACCGGGGTTTACCGGGAACGCGCTCTCACCTACTGTCTCCTGCGTAGATATAGCGCCACCATAACCGCCTACCGTCTGTTTAAGCGAACCTACCTGCACTGCGTATGTTCTTGCAGCGCCGGCGGTTTCCGAAACCTTTATACTCGATTGGTCTATTTTCCCCGTCCAGTCTACCCGGTACGTAGAACTCGAAGACGGGTTGATAAACGGCTTGAGTGCCAGCGCAAACGGTTTGGACTTGAATTCATACGTCCAACAAAACGCTTTGCAGAACGCCTGCACAATCTCGAAAGGTGTATCTATGCCCATTGTTTCCACCAAGTCCCAGGCATACTCCGGGGCTGTAACCGAATTAATTCTGAACGAGATGTAATACGCCTCTGCATTCGGTACGGTGGTAATCGGTGTACCCGAGTATACCATAGACGAGGCGGAGGTAGTGAATCCGAAGTTCAAATCGCGTGAAGGCCTCGGGGTAACCAAACACGATGTACTACCAGGGTTTACCGGGTAATATGGGTAATTGCCGTCTGGTCTTACCGCACCGCGCTTAAATGGCAAAGCGAATGTACCGCCGTTGCTTCTAAGATAAACGGTAGAAGGCACGGAAGGCGGAAGGACTATAAATGAATCGTCCGTAAACCTTAAATCAAATTCCGAACCAGTCATGTATGTAAAACACGTGGCAACCTCGTTGCTTTCCGCTATCATGTAATTGGCCGGATATACCGAGCCGTCCAGCCCGTCATGCGCGCCTTTAAAAACCAACTGGCTCTCCGCGTCCTTATAGTCACCTGCCTTTTTAGTGACCCGGTCTGCGATATATGACATAAGTACGGGCGTTGTCCTGTTTGCCGCGTATATTGTAGGTATGCTAACGTTGTTCGGGTACGCGTAATTAAGGCTATCTATATACGTCGAAAACTGATATGCCGGTGTTTCCAATTTAGGTATGGCAACCACCGGGGCGCGCAATGACGAAAGCTTCGATATGTTCTCTATCAGTTCAAGGCTATATCCGTCCTCGTCTGCCGTTACACGTACACGGAACAAACCGCTACCGAACGGAATATTGAAGCCCCCGAAATACAATTCGGCCCGGTACGGGGATGTCCTTGTGAACGCCCCCGGGAAACGCTCGGAACGGAACACACGGTCGTTCACTTCTGACCGGGGTACGTTGATTGTCCCGGAGTAGCTTACTGTCTGCTCCGTAAACTTAAGAGGGTCTGGGTTATTGATAGTCAGCTTAACCGAGTTTGCAGCAACACCGTCTATCACTTCGCCGTTAATTCGTATTGTTAAATCCATATTGTTAAGGTTCTATAATTTCAAACTTGCATTTAAACGCCGCTACTCGTCCCGTCGCACCGCCTTGTATGTTCAGCGCGTTTGGGTTCTGTATCGTAACGCGTGCCCACTGGTTAGTGGCCAAAGGGAATACCCCGGCAACCTCGCCCGAACGCGAAAGCCAGTACAGCGCGTTTTGATTATCATCCGTTACTACTACGTTTATCGTAACGTCGTAGGACAACACACGGTTGCCGCCCGAGAAGTTAACCAGGTAAGTAGGCACAATGCGGTATTGGTCGAAATACATCGTATCATAAGCCCCTTTGCTGTTAAGCCATCGAAGCGTTACGCGTTTGTTGGGGTCGGGGCAATACGGGTATTTATGTTCAAAACGGGCGTAGCCCCATACGTCGGCGTCGTCGTAGGTTCTAAACTGAAACGTGTTCATATTGGCGGTGTCTGTAGTGGTATACATAGCCCAAATGCCAGAGGTTACTGAACCGCCGTACCTGTACCGTAATCTACCGCTTGAGTTAGCCGTATATTGTCCGTATCGCAAGGCAAAGTTAAACGGTGCACCCGTTAACGGGCTGTTAAGAAACGAAGCGCAACTAAAGTCCACTTGGTTAAATAGTCCGTTGCCGTAGTCCGATAAGTTGCGCGTGCTCGCCGTCGACGAAAATCGGGCATCTGCCGCCGGGGAATGTATGACGCGTAACGTGATAGACTTCTGCGTGCCTTCAGTATATAATATCTGAACGCTATCCACGAAGTCAGTAAACCCCAGCCCCGTGTTAATGCTCTCCGTTATGCTCGGCGTAGCGGCCGCCATCATCGACATATCCAATACCGCGCCCTCGTATGGGGTTACGGTTGCCGTTGCCTTCTGTGCGCCATTACGTGAATAGATAAGGGTTATACTTGTAACCGAGCCTACCTGCTCCAAGCGTATAGGTCTGTATATGCCTGCGCCGATGCCGCCGATATTCATAAATCCGGCCGCCGTTACCGTTGTATTCGTTATTAGGTCTCTTATAATCATTGCTTTTTAGCTAAAATGGTTAATATCTCTGCCCTTATTATCCGGGACACCTCTACTGTGATACGTTGTACCATCTCGGGGGTTAGTATCTTACTTGCTACGCCGCCCTCGTTGTGCTCGTTGGGTACTTTAATACCGTCGCGCTTGATAACGTATGCTATCGCGTATGCCGCTTCTTCGGGTATGTCCGTACCGGCGTTCGCGTTCTTGTCTTTAATCCACTGCTTGATGGCAGAAACGGGTGGGAAGCTACCAGCCGCCCTCCCGTCCTCCATCTGATAGATGTATGCCGGGCTTTCTATCTTCACGCCGCCTGCATACTCCACCACTTCAGTTTCTCTATCGAAGCGACCCGAAGCGTTAAGCCTCATGCGATAGTAGTTAGCTACTATCTCGTCGCGTATCTGCCTAACTAATTGGGTAACTTCCTTGTTCATAGTTAAATATAATTAAACCAGCTAAAACGTTTCCTTGTCTTCGGGTAGTATACATCGTGCTCGTTGCAGTAGGCCTCCTTCTCAAAGCTCATGCGGTCGTATGGCTTATCGTTCGGGTCGCATGGCTTCTTCTCGAAGCTCCAGCCGACGAAGCGAATAACGTACTCAATGCCATACCACAAGTAAAACGGCACGTACAGCATTTCGCGCATTTGCATCGTGTGGATGTGTTCGTGTCTTAATGTCTTTTCACTAATAACCGCGTTACCACGTACGAAGAGAATACCGAATAGGTTAATAGCCTTGAAGCCCTTAACCGGGATAAAGTTGTTTCTGATGATTTTCATGTTCTTTTTGTTTTTAAACAGTGCACAAAAGTACGAAGTAAACCACGAGAAAACAAACGGTATTAAGTTCACGCCCCGTACTTGTATACGTCGAACGTTGCCTCCCAACCCGATTTTATGGTGTCGTACTGGTTCTGTACTTTGGCGATACGGAGCGAGCCAATCTCGTAGCCGCATATGAAGCTCTTAAGCATCTCATGCAAAAGCCGGTCGGTACGTATCAGTGTTGTAATCTCCATTGCATCGTCTCGCATATAGGCAGATGTGCCCATACAGCGTATGACAACCGTGTAGGCGCTGCTGTTGGGTACGTTCGTGTCCGTGTAGCTTCCAGTCGTTACGTCAAGCGTAAAAAAGTCCTCGCTCAATTCGTTAGCCGCTACGTTCTGCACGGCGGTATCTCCGAATATCAGCGTTTTGCCCAGTGCTGTAGCCCGGGCATTCGCTGTGTTAATTATTGTTTCAAAAGTCATAACTATCTGTTTTTCATTTGTTGTTTCTTCATTTCTCGCTTCTCCTTCTCTATCTCGTCGTTACGTTTGGCGATGGCAAGCATAGCGTCCGAATAGTTGATTTGCTTCGCGTCCTCAAAGCTACAGTGGAATAGCTCGGCGGTAATCTGCACAAGTCCGAGAAGGTTCTTCGCCTGCTTGATGTTCTCGTCACCCGTCAACGCGCTTTCGCCGCCCGGCTTCATGTTCTGAAACACGATTTGTTCGAGACCGTCCGCGATTTCCATCTGTGACACTATGAACTTGTCAAGCTTCGCGGCATCGAGAATCGTTTCCGCTTCGTAGTTGTCATCAGTCCATGCCTTGATACGCTCGTTTGCGTCCTCTGCACGGCGCGTTTCAAGCATAGACCATAGGGTTATACCCTCAACGTCTCTAAGTCTGTACACGGCTTTCCCATTGCGCGTAGCGACTTGTGAAGGGCGGCAATACTTAATCATATCCTTTAGCAACTTCTCCTCGTCCTTGGTTATTCGGACCGTGCCGTTTGCCGGTAGGTTAGCAACTCTTAATAAAACCTTTCGGTTGTTAATCGCTGTTATGCGATATATCCATTTCAATATAAACTTTTTCATTATTTGGGTCTGTATTTACGTATCAAGAAGTCCACACCGTAACGGAGTGCGTCAAGTGCGTGATTCCACGCGTCTATGGCTTCGTTGGTGTATGTGTCCGATACCTCGTCCTTAATCCATTTGTAGTTATCCAGTTCATCAAGTAGCTTAACGGAACGCTTTGTTACGTGCAACTTGAACTGCTTCACCTGTGCGATGCCGGCAGCCACAGAGCCGCGCCCCTTAACACACGGTATTGCCTTGATACGCTTCTGCTGTAGCTCCACGATACTCTTTTGCTCTGCACTATCGCACACCGTTATTACCCGGTTCAGTGCGTTGGCGTTCAAGTAGTCCGCTATATGGCTATTTAGCAAGCCTTGTTCATAGCAAAGCAAGTCTACGTATAAATCCCAGCCTTCCATGCGAATATCGACAATGGCGGTAGGGTCATTCACGAAACCGAAGTCAAGCCCCAGGCATCTACCCGTGAAGGTTTCCGGCATATTGTCTATAACTTCATATTCGGGGTAAACGTTACCCTCTACGCCGCCCGTCAAGCCCTCACCGTACACACGCCACCAGTTAGCGTCGTCCTTGTTCTTCTCGATGGCAGCCACCTGCTCGGGGGTCAAGTACGGGTTATCCTTGTACGTCGAATGTATCGTGGCGTATCTGTCACCTACGAACTCGGTCTCGCCCCAAAACTTGCGCACGGGGTTAAAGTCGATAATAACTTTCTTCCTTGTTCTGATATCAAGCTGCCTAAAGATTTCCCGGGGTATGCCTTGTGCCTCGTTTACGAAAAGGATATCACGTGCAGGACCGTGCACCTTGCCGGCGTTATCACACGAGAAGAACTCTATTATCGTGCCGTTCGGGTATTCGTATGTACTTTCCGTTTTATTAAAACGGCTCTCGTCCCAATACCCCTCGGCAGCTACCATAGCCTTGAAGTCACGGAGCATACCGCGCTTAACCATGGGGAATGTAGCCGCTACGCACGAGATAACGAGCGGTTGGGGGTTGTTCAATGCCAGTATGTGCAGCATCTGTAGGGTTGCCCATGTCTTGCCGGAACGCGTGCCGCCTTTAGAAGCTACTCCGCGTATCTTCGGGTCTACGAAAGCCGCCAGTATCTTTTCAAAAGTAAATGTAACGTTCATGCTCTAAATGCCTCCTAACTTCTGTAGGTTCTTAACCGCATCCTCGGAAAGTACGTTTACCTGCATAGCCTTCGTGCCTGCCTCCTTGCCGTTGCTTGTAACGTCCTTAAGGTCTCGCAGTCCTCTAAGCCTTGCCATATAGTTAGCATCTACCACACCGGCAAGCGCGCTTTCGTCCATATCGGTTGCGATGAGTTCGGCGATAAGGGCGTACCCGGTCAATAGGTTGGCCGCGTCTTCGTCCCCATCCTCTGCCAGCTTTTCAAGTCGTGCGCCATTCTTCTTGAACGCTTGTAAAGTCCACCCGATAAAAAGGCAGAAGCCCCCGAGCGATGGCGCGCGTTTCTTTTCTATAGGGACTTTTTGCCCTGCCGCGTTCCCACCCTTTAGGACTTCATAAGTAATGAACGGGTTCTTCGCGCAAAAGTCCATGTACTCGGCTACGTAATCCACGCACTCCTCGACGGTAGACAACGTAGCGCCTTTGCAGCCGCGCGTCTGCACGACTTCATAAAGTTCTTTGCACTTCTTCAAATCTGTTTTAGGGGCGGGGGCTTTGCCCGTCGCTTGTCCCTTGGTAATTGCCGCCTTCGTATCGGGGGCGGCTTCCTTCTTTGCTCTCCCTGCCATAGTTTGTTAACTGGTATTAAAGTATCGCGCGTGTGCGCTCGCGGTCTCTTAAAGAGATGCGCGAGTAGTATTCGGACAACACGCCGCAGTTCGTATCAACTGCTTTGGTTCTTTTCAATCATGGCACAAAGGTAGGCAACAAATCGCATCAGACCAACCAACGGGCAGTTAGGTATTTTCTACAAATAAAGTTTACAAATGAATTATATTTACACTATTTTGTACGTGTGCGCGGTAACTATCTGTCCTTCTGTTAGTTACAAGCGCCTGCACAGGCACACACTTTTTTTTCTAAACTTATATTTAGAGAATAGTATATTTTATACCCTCCAAAATACACTTTTCTCCAAAATAATGTTTTACCCCCTTTTTACTGTGCATCTGTGCATTTACATATAATATATTATAATATAAGGAGTTAGACTGCACAGCAACCTGCACAGTAGCGATTTTTTACTGTGCAGCTGTGCATAAAATATGTTAAATTTAGAGCCTCTTTTTTCTGAATATAAACAAAAGCCCAAATCTGACATTTTGTAATCAGATTTGGGCTATTCGCTATCATTTGGTTTGCCAATAGGCTTTCGTAGAGGGCACTATCATACTGCTAACTCCTATAGGCAAACCGCTTTCATTATGTCAAAAAGAGACCGTTATTTGTTAGCCTCGTAAAAGGCTTTGGCGAAGCCCTGGGAACACACCGAGCGGAGGTCGGCATCCACTTTAACACGGTCTTTGAACTTTAGAAACTCGGGTATCTTGTTTATCGCGGACACGTGGAGACAGGCAAGACTCGGCTTTTTTCTTCCACTGCGTGTGTATAGGTCCAATTTAGGCACGTCTTCCCAGCTGCTGTATAACTTGCTCGGTTTATTGAATTTCCCCCATAACGCGGTCTTTTTAGTCCACGGGCTACCGAACTCCCATGGTTGGTAGACCATATCGGGCTTGCCTAAAAATTCTTTCAGCCTCCCGTTCGCCGGGTTTTCTATTACCCAAAACTCCGGGTTTGTGCTTTTTATTATCCTCAAACAGTGATTAACCAAAAACATTCCCTTTTCAAGGTCTTTTGTTATGTGGAAACCTCCCGCGGTGGAAAACTCCGTACACACCGGGTTAGCAATTATTCCGTGTACCGGGAAGTCCGGGGTATAATTTTCAACCCCGATAGCTTCACCTATACAAATAACGTTGTATTTCTCGTCCTGCTGGTAATACCAACTATCCGCTGCCCAAGTCAGCGCACAAGTGTAATATGTTTTTTCTCATAATGCTATAAAGTTTGTTATGTCAATTTCCACCCGAGCGAAGACCGATGCCAATACCACGTTTGAACCGTTCCATTCTTGAACGTTGATACCCTTTTTATCCTTCCGTTCGGGTCAATTCCGTAGGTTCTCGATATGTCTTGCTCGTTTCTTTTCTCCTCTGCGAGGCGTGCCTCGTCTCTGATAAGATACTGCCCTTTATTGATTGGCTGCTTATACGTGAAGTCCTGGGCGGCTACGTACTTTGCCAGCTTATCAACCCATCCGTTGCAAAGATTGGCTTCCACATAACCGCGCCCGTACTTGTCTTTTGTTACCCCGGCGGTATATCCGTACCTTCGTATGAATTCCCATATTATAAAGACATGGCAGTTGAGACACACCGCCATATCCATAAAACTAACCTTCTTCATGCACGATGTCCTTAAGTCTTATATACTTGTAATATGTCCCGGCGCGCGGCTTCTCCATAAACACGTCGTCGCCGAACGTGCTCTTTAAGTCTTCGGGTAGATTCCACGCGCCCACCTCGTCTACTACACTTTCGTGTACCTCGGCTATAATCACGTCTTTTAGGCCCGTATAGCCCACTACTCTGATACCGATAGGGTATTTCACTTCGTCAACCCATGCGGATGTCCTATCACCCCATTTAAGCTTATGGGGAAGCTTTGGTTCTTTAGTCATATAATTCTTCTTCAAATGCCAATTTATAAAATTTCCCTTTCTCCAGTAAATACACTCCGCGTAGCTCTGCCTCCGGGACAGTCCACGCGCACGCTTTGGCCGCGTCCTCGGGGTGTATTTCAGCCAGGTACAGCGCTTTATTATCTAGTCGGTATACCTTACCCACAAGATGCGCCCGGAAAAACTCAGTGCCATGTTCCGGCTTATACCAAATATTGAAATACTCGGGTTTCCTGCCGCGTGCAGTTTTCAACGCCAAAAATACGTCTATGCTCGTAAAGATTGCCGCAGCTACCACTATGGCTATTACCACGGCATAAAATACCATTTTTGCCTCTTCCATTACTCTTCGTACCCCCCATCTATATTACGGGCTGCAAACTTAGCCACAAGCCACAAACCAGTTACCAAACCAGCGCCTATTGCAATTCCAAATAAACACATTAATGCTTCCATGTCTTTTAAATTTTTGATGATACATTTTCTAAACCGTCTCCCGTACTAACAAGCTTCATGCCTCCGTGCTTACCGCGGATATAGGCAGCCTGCACATTGCCGTGCTCGTCCGTAGAGAATTGGATACCCCGCACGCCTTCGTGCTCCTTGATAAGCTCGCCTATTGTCTTACGCTTCGGGGCTTCCTCTTCGTCCATCAGCTCGTCCGGTTCTACCAGCGTTCCGGCGTTGCGGTATTCATACGACAGAAATTCATCATCAAACACGCCTATATCGTTTGCGCCCCATGATTGCCAGCCGTCCGCATGGTCAACACCTAATATCACGCCGTGCATGTCGTTCCAGCCGGCTACCACACCGGCATACTCACCGTTCTTGTCGAATACTGCACGGCCCGCGTACAGCATTGCAAAATCTTTGTTTCTAATCATAATCTTCTATCCTATTAAATCGTCGATACTCGCGTAATAATAAGACTCACAGTTTTTAAATACAAAGTCAGCAGGGCCGAGTTCCGGCCAGCCTCCGCTTTGCGAGCCATCTACTATCAGCAAGTCCTTGCCTGCCAATTCATTGAGACTATAGCCTACTACCTCCATTTTTTTCGCCATAGTAGTTAACTAACCGCCCTATGTACTTTTCCATCGGGTGGGCCTTTCTCTTTCCAAACTGTGAATACATCTCACTAACTGCACTTAAATACTTTTCCATAATCTTTGTTTTTAAATCGTTGATACAAATATAACGCTTTTCCAGTTACGTTGGTTCTTTCGTTAACATCATTTAAGCATTAAACTATCCCCCAGCGATAGCCCGTACTCTAATTGCTGTAGCTTGAAATTACGCTGTATGCTGTCCGCTGCGTTCTGTACTACGGTGCAGCCTACTAATAAAAGTAGGACTGCAATAACCACTATTAATTTTTTCATTTCTTACTGTAAAATTCCATAAGTTCTTTAATACTCTGCATAAGCCCGTCCTGCGTTTGTTTCTTTCCTTCCAGGGCTTTTATTATCTTCTCGTCTACCGTTCCCGTGGTTAAGATGTGATGAACGGTTACGGGGTACGTTTGCCCCTGGCGGTACAACCGGGCGTTGAACTGCATGTATAGTTCCAAGCTCCAGGTATTGCCAAACCATATAAGCGTATGTCCACCTTTTTGTAGGTTAAGCCCGTGCCCTGCGCTTGCCGGGTGCGTTACAAGCACTTTAATCTTTCCGGCGTTCCAGTCGGCTATCTGCTCGGGCTTCTCCAGCTTGACGGGCTTATAAGCCTTTAGCTTCTTCATTATGCGGTCGAGGTCGTGCTTGTATGAGTAGGCAACCAATACGGGCGAACCGTTCGCGGCCTCTACCAGCTCCTCGAGTTTCTCTAACTTCTCGTCGTGCAACTCGATAACCTTTCGGTCGGCATCATATATCGCGCCGTTTGCAAATTGCTGTAGCTTATTGGACAACGCTGCTGCACTTGCCGCGCTTATCGGCTCGTCCGAGTTGATAAGCTCCAACACTTGTTCCTTCTCAAACTCCTTATACTGCGCCAGCACTTTAGGCGACAACTCCACCCGGTCGTATATGTTAATGCGGTCTGGCATCTTCAAATAGTCCTCGGCGGTCATCGATATGGTTATATCGCTTATCAGGTCGCTTATTTGCTTCTCCGTTTCCTCCTGGGGGCTTTTCAGTGTATAACTGTACACTACATCACCGTTCCGCTTGTCGGGTCTGAAAAACCTATCTCTGTACGCTGTGATTGATTTACCGAGCCTTTGCCCTTGGTCTATCAAATACATTTGAGCGAATAGGTCTATCAGCCCGTTTGGCGATGGCGTACCCGTCAAGCCTACTACCCGGGGTATAAACTTCCGCACCTTTCTAAGGGCTCTAAAACGCTTTGACGCGTGGTTCTTAAAACTGCTCAACTCGTCGATAACAACCATATCGTAGGGAAGCTTAATACCTCCGAACTCCATCACAAGCCAAACAATGTTATCACGGCTAATCGCGTATATGTCCGCCTGCTTCTCGTATGCTTCCCGGCGCTGTTTAACCGTACCGTCTATTACTGATATAGTCAAGTCCTTAAGGTGCGCCCATGCTTTAATCTCGTCGCTCCATGTAACCTGCGTTACTTTCTTCGGGGCAATTACCAGGCAATTAGATATAATGCAATTATCCAAAAGGTCTTTGATGGCGGTTAGGGTTGTTACTGTTTTGCCCAAACCCATATCAAGGAACAACGCGCAAAACTCGTTGTCGATAATATGCTGCACTCCCTTTACTTGGTATTCATGTAATTGCTTTCTTTCTAACATAACATTGCTTTTATCATTGCTAACTGGGCGCTGAACTCGTGGAGAACTGCCGGGGTTATGTGCCCTAATACTCTGTCATAATCGGCAGCGCACTTGATGCGCTGACCGTTGATTACTATTTCGGTGTGTCCTGCGATACTTTTTAACTTTAAATCTATATAGCTTACCATGGCTTATTGCTCCATTAATTTTGTTTTGTAGAATACGCAAATGCTTTTGAAATCCTGCTCATCCGATACGTACCCCAGCGTTTTACGCGAAAGGAAATTAATGTCCTGGGTAATGTCCTGCTGGAGCTGTTTTAGAATTTCCTCGGTGTTGCCGAACTTATCGTCACGGACATACAGCGCGCCGGACTTAATGCCGAAGTACATACCCAAACGGTATTCGATTTCTTCTTTTAAACTTCTCTTTTTCATGATTTCTGTTTTTTAATTTGATACTACAAAGACAACCCTTTTCCCGGTATGTTGTTTATTTCCTTAACATTTCTTAAGAAGAAACTTATTGCAGCGTCCCTGCTTTCCAAATCATCGATAACAAATACTTTGAAGCCTAAAGCCTCTAACTTGCTATGTATCAGCAATTGCATCTTAGTTGGTTTCTTACCCGTGGTCTTTATCTCGGCAAAGCCTACATACCCACCTTGACAAATAATCATTCTATCCGGCAAACCTTTTATGAAGGTGGATAATAGTTTTATTACCCACACCTTTTTTGTTCGGTTTAGTTGCTCACTAAATGTGCGCTCTAAATCTTTTTCACTTATTATCTCCTTCATTTCTCAATTTGCTTTCAAATACCACTGTCTCGGAGAACTCCCCGGCATCGTGGTCTACTGTTGTTGTATAGATGTGCCCGTTATAATAGCCCCTATACTTTAAAACCTCTCCGTTATGTACTATCTCGTCTCCGATACCGTACGCGTATTCCTGGTTGCTTATCATAGCGTGAATTGAATTGCTTTATTTTCTAACTTATACTCGCATAAGACCCCCCGGTATGTACCATCCGCGCGCTTTGCCGACATATTACGGTAGACAAACTTTCCTTCCTTCGTCATACCGAAGTAGCGGAATAACTGCCCGTAGCACGTTATTATATAGTCGTGCTTCTCGTAGTTCGTACCCACGTGCCCTATCTTTAGGGAACTCCTGTGATTGCCAAAAAAGCTGGTATACTTTAGTTTGAACGTTTTTGGCGGCAGGTGCGTTTCCTGGGTGTAAAACCATTGCCTGCGCGCAGAAAGGTCTGCATACAAGTGGCGGCCCTCTGCGTCAACACCTAAATACATATAGGGTGAGTTACCAGTTATGAACACCGAGTAGCCTATGTACTTACCGTTCCACTTATCGCACTCTGTATAGAACATTGCAGGCTTCATTGTCTCGTCCAAGCAAAATACCGTCGTGTCGTCGCTTTCCTCGTCCTCTACGGGCTTTTCTGCCTCGGCCGGTGCAACTACCTTGGTTTCCTTTAAAACTTCCTTGGAGAGCTGCGCAATGCGATATTTGCAAATGTGGATAATTTTTTCGTAGTCAAGCGTCCGCTCCTCGCCTTCTTTGGTACGTAATACGCGTTTCACTATATCCGCGTCCCAGGGGTTGAGGTTATATTCTTTCCAAATGTCCCACGGCTGTATAGCATGCTTTGAATAATCGGACTTTCCTACGTTGTAACTCTGTACGTTTTCACTTGTTGACATAACACAATAATATTTTATTTGTTTTGAACTCATTTTTATAAAACTCCCGTGCCATGCCCACGGTTGGAAACACTCCAGTGCCCGGGGTCGGATAATAAGAGGTACGCTCCCCTGCGATTACTGCTATAACTTTTAAGATAGTAACCATTTTAATTTAATTGTTTTCTAAGTTAATACACTCCTTTAGCTCCTGCATGCTCGTTTCTGTGAGTTGGCGCGTGTAGGTCTGCCCCAACATACCAATAAACGGTTTGCCATCTACGTACATGATACGAGACACGTGCTCAACGTTGATATACTCCACTTGCGATTCACCCTTAACTACGAACGTCAGTTCAATAAAGTTTCCACTTTTCATAATTTTTTTTTTTTTTAAAATTGTATATAATAAAAACACTTCTTTAATTGTTCAATGCTTCTACCATCTTTCGGAGGTCTCCGCGCGAAACGGCAATGCTAAAATACTTTCCTATTGTTTCCTCGATAACCCAAACACCGTTAAGTTTTTGGAAACGGGCCGTGTTGCCGCCGGGGTTGTTGAGGTTCACTATCTCGCCCTTTGCTGGCTTATACTCGGCAAGTGAGGATAGTGTAGCCTCGGCTTCCTCGGGTGTGCCGAGATGGATAATCAGATTATAGTTAACGCTTTCCCTCGTTTGGGCCTCGATTGTTATACTCCCATTTGTATCAATCAACTTACATACACCCATACGGAAGGACCTCAATACGTGGGGCTTACCTTGACTTGTAATCTGTGCAGACGCGTTTACTACTACGATTGCTAACCCAGCTAATACTACTAATACTTTTTTCATAATCTTTTGTTTTTAAATTGTTGTATGATATAAACGTTCGCGGCTCTGAAAAGGTTCGCCGCTTTTCCTTTTCTTTTTAAAAAACTATTCGGTGTTTGAATCCCTTTCACTTTTCAAACTTT